CACACGTACAACATTGACGGGCGTACCGTGTTTTGTAATACGTGTTGCGTTGACAAAAACTGCACCACAACGTGCAACTAATGCAACTCAGACCTTACCAAGAACGGGGCGCAGACTTTCTCTTTGCAAATAACCGTGCCATGATTCTTGCCCCCGTGGGGGCGGGCAAGACTGCCATGACATTGACTGCCATGTCAGACATGGTTAGGCAAAAGATTGTTAAGCGCTGGTTAGTGATCGCGCCTAAGCGGGTGGTTACCGATGTGTGGCCAGTTGAAGGCCCTCAATGGGCGCTTAACTTATCAATGAGTCTGGTTGTAGGCACACCTGCCAAACGCCTGCAAGCATTGCAAGCTGACGCAGATGTGTACGTCACCAACTACGACAACTTGCAATGGTTAGCAAACCAAAAGGTATCGTTTGATGGTGTAGTGTTTGACGAGCTAACCAAGTTGAAGAACCCGACTGGCAAACGCTTTAAGGCGTTAGAAAAGTTTATCGCTAACGTTAACGTGCGCTGGGGCTTGACTGGATCGTTTACTTCTAACGGGCTAGAAGATGTATTCGGGCAGTGCAAGATTGTAGACCAGACGCTACTGGGGCGCAGTAAGGGTGCGTTCATGCAACGCTACTTTGTTTTAATAAACCCTGAGTATGGCGAATGGTTTGCGCGTCCTGGTGCACTACCTAACATCATGCAACAGATCAAACCCGCAACGTATCTGTTAGATGCGGGCGACTATAAGGACAAGTTACCACCGCTACACACGGTACCGATGTATTGCACGATGGACATGAAAGATTACAACACCATGAAGCGCGACTTTGTTGTGCAGTTCCCTAGCGCCACAGCGATTGCAGCTAACGCGGCTGTGGTGACGGGCAAACTACAACAGATGGCCAGTGGGTTTGTGTACGACAGCACGACAGAAGCTAACCCGACTAGCCCAGGCAAGTTCACGACAACTAAGCGTTCTATTTGGTTGTCAGACCATAAGTTCGATATGCTAGAAGACATACTGCAAGAGAATCAGCACGCCAATACGATTGTTGTCTACAACTATCAGGAGGAGTTACGTGAACTCAAACGCCGTTACCCACAAGCCAACACTTTGGATGATGAAAACATCATCAAACGATGGAACAATAAACAAGTGGAGCTGTTGTTCCTCCACCCAAAAAGCGCAGGCCACGGACTTAACTTGCAATATGGTGGCAACAAGATGGTATTTCTGTCGTTGCCGTGGAGTCTTGAGCTATTCGAGCAAACCGTCGGTCGGTTGCACCGTGGCGGCCAGTCTGATGCAGTCTGGTGCTATCTCATTCTAACCAAAGGCACGATAGACGAGCGCATCTGGAGCGCGTTAGGGGACAAGCGTGCGCTATCTGACATTACTTTAGAGGAATTGCTATGAAAAGAACTGACCTTTGGTCAGCAAAACTGATCGCCGCACGAGCGCACCGCCGCATCGTTACTCGGCAATTAAACGCATTACAACGTATGGATAAAAGTCTTACCCGCGAAATTATTTTACTGGAGAATAAACTTGAACGACACATGGCGAACATTACACGCAAAGCTCAGCCAGCTAAGTGAACAGGAAGTAAAGACAGCGCTTGACCACGAGCGCGCCACGTTAAAACGAGCGTCAATCATGCAGCGCTTACACCAGCGCTATTGCACGCTACGTACCGCGCGGGAACGCATTGAGATATTAAAGGAGGCGGTTAAGCCATGAACGATTCAGTCAATCACCCAGCTCATTACACTAACCACCCATCTAAGGTCGAGTGTATTGAGATTACAGAACACATGGGGTTTTGCTTAGGTAACGCAATGAAGTATATATGGCGTGCCGATTTAAAAGCTGACGCCATTGAAGATCTGCGTAAAGCAGTGTGGTACATCAACCGTGAAATTCAATTAAGGAGTAACAACAATGAACGAGGACACAATCTACACACCAGCAGTTAGCACTAATGTACTGGCCACTTTCCGAAGACTAGGTTGGACGCCGCCTTCGGAAGACGAAAAGATTGTCGCTAAGTGGGAGTACTACCAGACGTTGGCGCTACGAAAACACACAGTTCAATAAGACCAAACATTAGGGCGGGGCACGGAGCGCATGATGTCTAAATGTATAAACCGACCACCGCCCTTTTGTTGCACGCCGATACCAGCGAAGCCAAGTGTAAACGCATGTTTAAGTATTTCATACGCGTCGGTACCCGACACCACAACGTCAGCCGCAATGCCCATCGCGTGCACGCCTGGCGTAGCTTTAGCGGCTTCAATAGGGTGTTCTGGGCAACGGTAGCCAGATGATATAACGATTGGCTTGCCGTACATATTGCGTAACTGTTGCATCCTGGCCATAAAAGCGGGTTGCATGTCTACCTTACCACAGTGGCTACACTTGAATTCGTTTTCCGAAAAGTTAGGATACTTGTCCCAGTCCATTATGCTTTACCTTTGATGCGTTCGTAAGATCTAAAACCGCCTAACCCAAGCAAGCCACCGAGCAGAATCATTAACTGATCAATGTCTACTGATGGCATGGGCGCGACTACATGTCCAGTTAAGCCAACTAACCAAGGTAAGATTGGGCGCATTAAGAACTCGTAGAACAGTCCTAAGCTACACGCCCAGCCAGCCATCGGACGCCAGCCCGCACGAAACGGATCTGCGCTTGCGGCTTCAACCTTGTTGATCTCCATCTGCCCAAGCGCCATCTGCATCTGCGCGTCAAGTTGCGCCAACTCACCCTTCTGCGCCAACTCCATCATTTTAATCTTAGCTTCGTCTGCTGCCTGCTTGTCAGGGAACAGCTTGTCGATCAGTGTGCCAATAACGGGTATGAAAGCTGCGATCATTCTCGCCCCCCAAGAACTTCAATTAAGTTGTTATTTACGTAGCCGCTACGCAAATTATTTCTTTGCGCTTCTCGCGTTTTTGGCCCTTGACCTTTACGACTGTTATCAGGGCGAATGTTAGCTAATGATTCTTCTAGCATGTCTAGTGTGTCTTGTAACTTCTCTCTAGCCATTTGCGCTTGCTGAACTAATTGCGCGTCTTTAGATTGCCGCGCTATGTTTTCAAAAGCCAAGTCTTTTTCTTGAGCTTTCTTTATCGCATCGCTTACCCACTTGCGGTCCATCATGCGTTCGGCGATTGCTTTGTCAGTTAGCGATTTTAAGCCTGGCATAAGTTCAGCCAATTCTACAGACGTGCGATTCCACGCAACCATTTCTTCAGCCGACAGCGCAAAACGTTGTCCTTTAGCTAATTTTTCAGCCGCAGAAGTTAAACTTGACGCGGGGGTAACAAGCGTAGTCGGCGCGCCAGTAGTAGGTCTTAACCGCCCAGTCATCGGGTCTAAGTCAAATTCTACCCCCCTACCCGCAGACTGTCGTTCGGCGGTTTCCCTAAAACCTTGAGCAAGTTCAGCCCGTTTTTGCGCTTCGTAAAGTTGTTTAGGCATTTCATTAGGTAAACCACGTTGCGCAGCGAACGTGCTTGGTGTTGTACCAAATATAGGTTCTTGTTGCATTGTAAAGTTTGGCCCTGGCGCTTCTGGTTCAACTAAAGCATTACGCGGGTCAAACGGCACAATGTTTGACTGACCTGGTTCGGCTGGGCGCAACGCGTTAACAGGCGCTTGAGGCCTAAAATCTTTAGGCATAGCACGGCTTGCTTGATAGCCAGGTCTTAGCATACGGTTAGCTAGCACACGGCGCGCTACATCACTACCGCCAGAACCTAACGCAATACCTACCGCGCCGCCTACTGGCCCACCTACAAGTGAGCCTACGATACCGCCCGCTGCGCCGCCTAAACTTGCGCGGGTAAGCCTAGCTAATCCTGTCGGGCTTTTAGCTGTAGTGTTGGCTATTTCAGGAAACACCGACGCTATACGACCTAGATCGTTTACTATGCCTGTGTAAGGTACGCGCCCTTCAGATACTTTTTTAGCTAACTTTTGGGGTATTATCCTTTCCGCACCAAAATCAGTCACTGACTGAAGGTCATACGTTTCAGCCATTTTCATGCGGGCGTTTCTAAAGGCGTCGCGTGCGCCTATCTCAGGTATGTTGTCTTCAATCAATGACTCTAATAGTTTAGACGCGTCCATTTTAGCGTCAGCAACCATACGATTTTTGTTTGATATGGGGGCGTTGGCTTTGTCTTGCGCGTAGATCTTTTGCGCTTGATTACGCAAGTCACGTATGCTGTCGAGTAACTTATCGCCGCTACCGCCTTCTCTTAATTGCGCTTGCAACTTATCTAAAAACAAGTTAACACGTTTGGCTTCGCCTGCGTCGCCAAACAACGGTTGCACGCGTAAGTCATCTAAGGATTTAAGCGCGTCATCGGTCACTGTAATACTTGGTATATCACGCACAGCGTTATAAGGGCCAGATATATCTTCTCTAGCCCGAACATCATCATAAACTTTAGGGCTGTTTAAGCGGGCTTTTTTATCTATGCCTAGCGCATCTTTTGCAGCTTCTGTCCATTTAGGTTCGTTTTGTTTAGCTAACTTTACGTCTAAGTCAACATCACCTACCGCTGCCGAGCGCAAACGATTACGCGCTGTAGGGTTAGACACCGCAGGGTCAAGCGCAATACCATACTGTTTGGCTAATTGCGCTGCTTCTATTTGAGGCGCGTTTGCATAACTTTGCGCTATGTTTGCTTCTTTTCTAGCTGTTACGGCTGGTATTTGTTTAATTGCTTGGCTCGCTAACCCCGCTTCACGGCCAACAATATTTGCGCCTTGTCTCAGCGCAGCAGGTGCCATAGACGCTGCGGCTAAACCTTGCGCCCCAGGCACGGGCGGTAGATTTAAACTTTGCATTGCTTCGCCCGCCGCGCCTACAAGTTCTTGTCCTGTTTGGCTAGTCGGCTGGTAAGTGTATTTTTGCGTTAGTTCTGCTGCTCGGCGTTCTGTTTCAGGTGAACCTGTACCGTAGCGCCCGCCTAATATTTCTTCGCCTGCTGCAACATATGGCGCTACCGCGCCCGCTACCGCGCCAGAACCTAACGTTAGCGCAGCTTCAGGAAGGCCTACCGCAAAATCTAATACTCCACGGCTAGGTCGACGTTGCCCTGGTATAGCTTCTTGTCTAATCGGCGCACCTGTTACGTCTAGTTGAGGCACGGCGCTGCCGTATTGCGGTTGCGGCACTGCGGAAAGATACGTGTCGGGGTCAAACGCGGCGGGCGGGGCTACCGACGCGCCTTTAGGCGCGGCGGAAAGATACGCGTCGGGGTCAAAAGCAGCCATAATTTACAATCCTAATCGACGTTTAATTTCAGCAGACCTTGGGTCATTAGGGTTAGCGTTAGCCCATTCTGCGGCTTGCGCGTCTTGCCCCGTTAACGCGGGCTTGTTGTCTTTACCTTTTGTAGGCTTATAGTACTGCGTGTTGCCCCATTCATCTTGATAAATTCCTGTAGCGTTTTCTAAAATGTTGTTAATTCTAGCTTGAATTTTTTGAAACTCAAGCCTTGCGTCTTCTTCACCTAATACAGGATCAATAGCGCCTAACATTTGCTCAACAATTGGCCATTCTTTTTCGGTCATTTGACCGATAGAGCCGCCAGAGCGTATAAGCTCAAGCCCGACACCTTTCATGTTTGATTTAAACGATTCAATTTTCTTTCTTAAGTTGCTATTTTTGCCTGACGCCAAGCGCGTGCTGTAAGCATTGTACCCACCAAAATTACCTTCAAACGCGTCAGCATTTTTAGGGTCTAAAATTTCAGCAATTTTTTCGTTCATTTGATTAACTTTGAGGTTAGTCGTGTCATACGCTTGTTTAGATTTAGCGTGCTTTTGACTTTGCTCGATGTAAAGTTTACTGCCAGGCACAGCCTCAACGCGCCCTTCTTCTGGGTTCCATCGTTCACCTTTTTGCAATTGCGGCTTAAGACTGTCTACTTCTTCGGGCGTAGGCGGCTGAATAAATTGTTTTGTTTCACGGTCAAATACATTTTTGCCTACAGGCACAAATTGTTCTGAAGGCTTCATGCCCCCGTCTACGCCTATGCCTAGCTCTTTATCGCGCTTTAACCCGTCAACAAGAATTTTTAATTGTCTGCCCGCTTCTTGATTACCGTTCATATACAATTCTTGCAAACGATTAACTCTAGCCATAACAGCCGCGTCGCCGCCGCTTTGCGATGGGCTAAACGGTGTAGCGGCAGTTGCATTTGCGTTAGCTAAAGCTGGTGCGTATAAATTTTCCATTGCTGCGGGTGAGCCTGGAGGCGCAGCTAACGTATTGCGCGGCGGGGCGACTGGCGTTGCAGTAGCCGCAGGCGCAAGCGCATTAGCGGGCGCAGGCGCTGGCGCTGCGCCGCCGCTAATCTGCGCGAGTTCTTGCGCTTTTCGTGCATTTGCCGCAGTGGTGTTTCTATCTGAGGTCATCTGGTTAAGGCGACCTTGCATGATGCCAGATATTTTGTCAGCACCTGCGGCAGACTGCTGAATCAAACGTTCTAGCCCACCAGGTCTTTGAAGCTCGTCCATTATCTTAGCGCGGCTTTGTTCCGCTGTAACGCCCATCTTAGACAGCATAGGGCCAAGCACGGGGTTGCTGTGGTTAGCTTCGTGCCATGCTAAGTATTGCTCAGGTGAATTTATATACGCTAACGCATCCCGCGACTTTTGTACTTCGTTTGTGTATTGCGCCCGCTGTTCTTGTGACTGATCTATATCAGTTTGAGCAAGCGTATTTCTAGTTTGCGCAGCGGTGTTAGCCATACCTAAAAGATTAGGCGCTTGAAGTGACGCTCCCCGCAGCGCTATAGTGTTGTCGACCATTGTATGTACCTTTTAATCAATAACTAAAATCGTTATTTGGCGTAGCGGACACCCCACCACTAGTTGCTGGGCGGTTTAAATTAGAAAATTGACCGTAAGCATTTAGCCCAGTACTTAACGCATTTGTTAACGCATTTGCCTGCCCCATGTAGCCAGATGCGCGTGCTTGGCCTGCGTTATACAAACCAGCAGATTGAGCGTTAGCTGAGTTAGCCATTGTGTTAGCACCGCTTTGTGCGAACTGCGAACCGTATTGCCCTAACTGGTTAGTGGCTTGCTGACCGTAACCAGAAATTGCCATCAGCGGGTTAAGCTGGTTAGAACGGTTGACTTGGTAACGATTAAACGCATTGGTGTATTCTTGCGATGCCATGTCTTGCCCGTAGCGCTGCGATGCTTTAAGAGCTGAACCTGAAATAAGGCCGCCTCTAGCAGCGGCTTGACGGTCGAGCGCTTTCAAACCTTCAGACATACGAAACGCATAACCTGGGTCGGCTTCAAAATCAGACATACCAAAGTCGCCTGCGTACTTACCGAAACCTGCTGCATTAGGGTCAACGCTAACTTGGTCAACAGGTGTAGCGGTTGTAAACTGCTCACGAGTAGGCATGGTTAACGCGTTAACGTTGCCCGCACCGCCTGCGCCTGCGGGAGCTGGGGTAAACACGGGGTCAATGTAAGTGTCGCCGCCGCCTCCTGTGGTCGCTAGTTGCATGTACCCTGGCGTAAACGTGCCGCCTGAGGGAACACCACCACCGCCGCCGCCGCCACCGTAATACGCGTCCATCGCACGGTTATAGCCTGTTTCATCAAACGATGTAGTAGGCGCCATGTTAGTATTCGCAGGGTTTAGCCCTAAATACGTTAGTAATTGGTTCTGCGCGGTTAAGCCTGCCTGACGGTACGGCGCAATGTCAGCGCGTTGTTGACCATACATCTCACGCTGAAAAGCTAACGAATCATCGGCGGATTGTTTCTGTAACGCGGCGGCTTGATTAGCTGCGTTGGCTTGTGCGCTTGCTGCGCTACCAGCAGCGCTAGCGCCCATTGCGCCAGTTACGATGGACGCGCCTGCGACTGCTACGGCTACCCAACTCATAATGATACTCCTAATTCAGTATTTTTCAGTTTGTTGTCTAGCGTAAACATGCTAGTTTCATCAGGCTCAACAAGTTCTTCGCCCGCTTTCTCTACGTCAGTTGCTTCAGTTGCGTGAAACGTCATACATAGCGCATCGGTTAGCGCGTGAACCGCACGCTTAGTGCCTGGCTTACTGCATAACAATGCAGGCCCCGTTATCGTTTCTACACCATCGTCGGTCGTTACGCACACCGTGCCTGACACAACCATATAAAAATGTTCTTTCTTATGCACGCGCCCTACAATTGTACAACCTGCGGGTCGCCACACTTGTCTACAATAAATACCACCGTGAAAAAGGTGCTTAGTAGGCGGTTCATACTGAGTTAATTTAGCCATGCTTGCTTGAAGCGCCGCGACTTTATCAAGCATAAAATCAGGTATCTTAGGCAGCGGCGATTCTTCTTTAGCTAGTATACTTTCGTAAGTGGCAGTCATGTCCATAGTCTAATCCTTGTTGTTTCTTTGGTCTAGTTTTTTAAACAATAGGCCAAGAGTAGAATCAACTTTGTTAAAACCTTCACGCATGTCTGCCTTGATCTCTTGGATCGCTTCTTTAAAGTCGTCGCGGCGCACAAAGTCTTCGTGCATTTGCTTATCTAGGTCTTTCATCTCGATACGCATATCTCTAATGGCTTCCCAAATCATTTTTAGCATCCAGCCGACGATTGCGCCGCCCACACCGACCATCCAATCAAACACGTTTTGTGAATCCATTTTTCATCTCATAACCGTTACGCAACGCTTGCGCGCTACTTTCATGTAATTTCCCGACCCGATACACGAATGTTAACCGCAGACGCTGTTCCCGCCAAGGTAGAAATGAATCCACTAGCGGCAATGACTTGCCCAACTAACTCAGGAAACGTGTACGTCTCAGAAGGCTGCAATGTCTTAGACTTAACAATTAAGTTAGCGTCGTTAGCCGCTGTCGCTCCCGTTACTAAGTTTACGCTAATTGTTGCCGCCGAAGCACTAAAATTAGTTGCAGTAAATTTGTCAATAATAACAGTTACGCCCACAGATGTGTATTGCGTTGTTTGCGCGTTTTCAGCAATCTTTGCTGGCACAAGAACTTTTACAGTTACAGCCATAACATTTCCTTTTTATCTTGGTATGCCCGTTACCGTTGGCGCGGCAACGTAGGTAATTTTAATAGAGTCATACGGGGATAAAGTAAACATCCCGTAAAAACTACCCGTTTCGTACCAAGTAACGCCGTCTCTTGAAAATTCTAATTTAACTACGCCTCCAATATTACCGCCCATTAAAACGTCTAGCGTATATGAGGCTGTATTTTGGTAAGTAAACGGTGAAGCAGTTAAAACTATATCAAACGGCGCAATCGTGTAGTACGTTTGTTCTGTTATTGATGACGCTAGTGGCCCAGCTAATAACCCATCGACCTTCTTATCAAGCTCAAAAAACTGAGATATAAGCGTATCGGAAGGTGCTTTTTGAAGATCTTCTATCGTAATCGTGTTACCGCCCGCGCCCGTAATATCAAACAGACGCAGCAAAAATCTATACCATGTCCTTGACACTAACCCTGTACGTTCGTCGATAAAAGGCTCGCGCTCAGAGGGGATGTTGGTGACGTTTAATAAAGCCATTATGCCCTCGTTGGCGATAACAGCAACTCGGCGCCCATAATAGCAACTTTAACGGGGTCTGTACCGCTTAGTTCATATACACGGTCGCGTAGCTTCTCAGTTGATCCAAGCCTGCGCCAGATCGTTCTGTGGCCGTAGCGGCCTATCTTGCCCATGCTGCGCTGGTGCAGATACGACCAAGTGTGACCGCCATCATCAGACCAAGACAGCATTACTTGAGGGTCGGCGCCCTGCACAACATAGAACGTATCATCAATAATTAGATAGTCGTCTGATTCTGTTACCAACAAATCACCCGCTTGAGTGGCTAAGTAGATGTCTTGGAACGCCGAATCACCACTTAATCCAACACCAGTTTCACAATCCAACTGCAAACTGTGCTGTATGGTGCGCTTCAAGTCGTTTTGACCAGTAGGCAACGCTCGCCATGAGCGCAGCCACCTTTGCGGGTAATCTGCGTCTACGTAGACATCGGGGCGCATAGCATAAAGTTTGCTATTTTCAAAGTCCCCTACAATTGTTTCGCCGTTAAAAAACACTTGGCAATTACTTCTGTGTCTTGTCCACCCGTTAGCTACCCAGCCCGCACGTTCGTGCCACGCTTGAGTTGCTACGTCGTACACCCAAGTTTTTTTGGCTTGGGGGAATATCAAGACATAAAAAGAGTGCCCATCTTGTTGGTAAGTGTAGCCAATTGCGTCTGACATATTTTCGTACTTCTGCAATTGCCATTCAATTGCGTGGGTAGAAATACGTTGCCCAGTGTAGCCATTAGCGCGATATACAACACCATTCCCACGGGCGTCTTGCCCTAGCCAAAATAAGCCGTTGTCCATCTTGGCAATAGAATAAGGGGCGGCACAACCAAGCTCATTAAATGCGCCCTGAATACGCTGAAGCGGAAAGTCAGTTGTACCCGCGTTGTACCAAACTTCGATTGAGTTTGTACCAAACACCCACAATTCTCTGTGGTCGATAATAAGCCCCACCACGCCGTCTGGCGAACCTTCGGCAGAAGCAAAGTCTAGTGGGTCAATTGTCAGGCCATCAAGAAGTGTAGTAACCCAAATTTTTTGACTGTTTGGTTCGTTAAAAACAAAGTACCCATCTAAATAACCAATTGACCCCGCGCCGGGGTAATCAGGGTCGCTAATCTGTTGAAATACATCAGTTGTGGTGTTATAAATGTAGCCTGGCCCGTTTGCAGCAATAACAATTTGAGTGCCATTGTCTGCAATGCTTACCGGGCCGCTATTTGCTACAACACCTTTAGCCGTGGCGACATAAGACGAGTCTATCTTATAGAATGTATCGCCGCATACAGCGTAAAGAAAGTTACCTAACGTCCACAAACCCCGCACTTCTTTTAGCGTATCACCAAGCGTGACAAGTGTCGCAAGCCCTGGTGTACGTTGCAAGAACGCAGGTTCTTTGCCCCCTTCGGGAATAATCTCAGGAAACAAATTAACCATGCGGTTATCCGCAGCATTAACGCTGCGGGCAACATACGCGGAGCCTAAGATAGGCGTCTTCATTAGTAGTTTCCAGCGAATATATTGTAGCGTTGACGTGTGGCAACAATCGAGTAAGGAATCGACATGATGTCGTTAGGATTGTTGATGCGTTTTAAGTTACGCTTAGACGTCATGGCGATACGCATGACAGTTGGTGGCGGTTCAACGCCAAACTCAGGCGCAATCTCACATGCCAAGTTGTAGCGAAAAGCTCGCAAATAGCCTGGTGGAAAAGCTAACTCTGTTGTCAATGTAGCGGGCGCCGTAAGCGGCGTCACCGACACAATATGGAACTCTAGTATTTTAGTAGGCACTGGATAGATCGTCATCAAGACGTCTGGGTAGTCCATATTGACCCACATTACCTGCGGATAAGTGGAAGTCACAGTCTTGACGGCGATGCCGTTGTATTGCTGCTGATTGATCTGTTTAATGCCGTAAGAAATACCAGACGCAGGGTCACGAAAGTAAGTTGCGTCGTCAATTAGGATTGGGCGCTCGCCTATGAAATCACCAGTCGGGCCAAGTGTGCGCTCAATAGCGCCAGGCGGCCAAGAGAAAACTTGATCTTGCGTGGAAAACACAGATAATCGTTCAGTATTCCACGAATCAATCATCTGGTTTAACGCGGATAAAGCATCGTTTGACGTCTCTGACGACGGAACCTCGCCCTCAGCCAACACGCCGAGCAAGCGCAAAGCGCCGTTAATTTGGTCATTGGCTGTTGTGGCCATGTTTACTCCGTATTTTTACGACGACGTTTTAGCGTGTTAACTGGCTCCACTACTTCAACTTCAGGTGTATTAGGATTGTACCTCACCCAGCCATTTGTTTCATCATATTTGGCTTCCATATCGGAAATGGCAACTTTTTGACCGTGCTTGGGATGTTTTAGATAAATGTTCATAATTTTCTAATCTAAAAAAAGGGGGACCTAAGCCCCCCTTTTTTTAGTTTAACCCCACAAACGAACCGCAGTGACAGGACGTACAGCGTTGTAGCCGTACAACACGTCAATACGGCAAGGCATACGGTCATTGTTGATGTCGTACTGACGCACGATACGCAACGAAATACCGTTATGGACTTGACGTGAAGCCATGTCAACACCCTGTGGCAACAACAAGTCAGCCGTAGCAAACGAGATTGCATCTTTATGGTATACCAAGTTCTGCGGATAAGCTGTAGCCGCCGAACCCAACATTGTTACAACAGCAGACGCCTGTGGGAATGAATCCACAGTAGCCAATGCGTTTGCAGCAGTGTAGAGTGCTGGGCTAATTTCAAGAGTGGCTGTCGAAGAACCGGCGCCCGCAGCAGTCACTGTGAACTGTTGGAGACTACCTGTTGATTGACGAGTCTGTGGATTAACAGCGTAAACACCAGCGATGGTGAACACGTCGCCAATGTTCCACGTCTTAGTTGAGCCAGTAAAGCTGATTGGCAGCGTAGCTTGGCCTTCAGTAGTGACAGTTGATGTCACAGTGATGGTCGTACCCCAGTTACCGTTTGTGTGGCTGCTGATTGACTGAGACATATTGATCTCGTCAAGACCCAAAATGCCTTCGCCCATCATGCCGTTCTTAAACTGGCGGCTGATAGTTCCGGTTGGGTTAAAGAGGCCTTTTAAACCTTCAACCAGACCAGCGTTAGCAGCAGGGCTTACTGTTGCGTAGCGGGTAGACATGGGTGCGGCAAACTCGTTTAGCTTTTGGTTAGCTTGAAGCAGAACCAAAGAAGTTCCCGGCGTTGTGCCAGGTGTGCCAACAGAGTTGTAGATGCTCTTGTAAGCAGTAGCGACATCGGCGTCAACCGAAGAAGCAAGCTGCGAAACGCGAGGCTTTAAGACACGCTCTGCAAAGTCGTCCAACTGCATTGTCAATTCGGCAGACGTAAAGTTTACGCCGATATGCTTTTGACTAGATACGGTCAGCGTT